AAAAGTTTAAGTCAAGTTTTAACCCGCTTTCATATTTTGAAATAGGCGCAAAGGCAGAGCAAGCGCAGTATCAAAAGGCATTAAATATGATGTATGTTGATACACCTGCGCAAACATTAAACCAAGCAATATCAAACCAAACTGAATTATTTAATTTACTATCAAATGTTAGGAAAGCGTATGATAATAAAGAAATTGATGAAATAGAGTTTGGTCGCAAACGTGCAACCGTATTAGGTACTATTGAAGCGGTTAAAAATCAAATATCATTATTGCAAAAAACACCTGCATCAACTACGGCAGCAGCAGCTATGGGTGGCGCACCAACTGCTGCACCAACTGCCAAAGGTGGCACAGGAACAAACATAGTTGAAAGTAGAGGTGTGCAAAACTTTAACATATCAATTAAAGAATTTGGCGCAGTTACACTTAACACAACGAACATTAAAGAGGGTGCAAATCAAATTAAAGAACAAGTGGCGCAGGCATTGATTGAGGCGGTTAATGATTTTTCTTTAATGGCAACTAAATAAATAAAATTATGACAAAAGAATTACTACAAGAATTATTTTATTATCAAAATGGATTTTTATTTAATAAAGTAAAAAGAAGTTCAAACGCAATGCCAAATACAATGGCAGGTACATTGCCAAATAATTCAGAATATAGGCGAGTAAGTATATCAAATAAAGTATATTTAGAGCATAGAATAATTTGGATTTTATTTAACGGTGCTATATCAAAAGATTTATTTATTGACCATATAAATCAAAATAAAAAAGATAATAGAATTGAAAATTTAAGATTATGCACAAGGTCAGAAAATCAATATAACAGAAACGCATACAAAAATAACACAAGTGGTTATAAAGGTGTAAGTTTTAATAAAGCATTACAAAAGTATTCAGCACAAATGAGAATAAATGATATTAAAAAACATTTAGGTTATTTTGATAGTGCCGAATTAGCAAAAGAGGCTTATGATTTAAAAGCTATTGATATTCAAGGTAAATTTGCAACAATATGAGTTTACAATTTATAATACCAACACCAGCGCAGAAGCAAAATGTAAGAACACTATCAAAAGGGTTTGGACTTCCATTGGTGCAAAGGGCTTTAATAGCTGCGAATAACTTTAACATTAAAACAGATAAGCCCGATGGAACTTCATTGTATGGCACACCGATGTATGGCACACTGTTTATTCAAAGGCCAGAATACACAACATTTGAATACAATGATTTTACAAACGAGTATGTTGAAACACCAAATCCATTAGCAAGCAATAAATCATTTGGCACTTTAAATGTTGCACCGGGCATCAATACAGAGGGCGCACAAGGTTTATTTTTAAACGGTGTTATCATTGATGCAACGGTAAACAAAACAATCGTTAAAACAGAGGTAATTGATTTAAAAGGCACAGTTAAAGAATACATGGGCGAAAGTGATTTAACGATAACTATTCGCGGTTATGTGGCATCACAAAATCCTGATGAATACCCCGATGATGATGCGCGATTGATAAAATCATATTCAAGTGCGCCAGTATCTTTAAAAGTAACAAGTGATTTCTTAAATAATATACTTGGTGTTAGTCAAATAGTAATTGAAAGCTGCCAAATGTCGCAGCAACAAGGGCTTCGCAATGTGCAATATTTTCAGTTAAATTGTGTGAGCGACATAGATTATACAATTTCTAAAACAACTAAAGATGTTTAGAATCGTTTGCCGCGTAATAATAGAGCAACAAGGCGATGGGCGAAGTGATACGTTTACATTCGCATCTGTTAGCAAAGTAACTGTTAGTAGGTCGTACGATAAGCAAACACAAACGGCATCGGTAACATTGCCGCGCAATGTCAACTACAATAAAAAAAACATTTACGAGGGTGCAAATGCAATTATGCGCAGAGGCGATAAGATTAAAATTATTGCTGCATATTTTCCAAACGAAACGGTAATATTTACAGGTTACATAAGTAAGATAAACAACAACGTGCCTGTTGAACTATTGTGCGAGGATGAAATGTTTTTGTTGAAACAAACTATATCGCCAAACCTATCGTTTCCAAGTGTTGATTTAAACACGTTTATTGGTAAGATGCTAACTAACATTAACGTGCCATATAAAGTTGATTTAACGGCACAATTAGGTAAGTTTAAAACGCAAGAAGCAAGTGTTGGAAAAATTCTGCAAGTGTTACGCGACCAATATGGTTTGTATTCGTTTTTTAAAAACGGTGTGCTTCGTGTTGGATTGCCATTTTATAAAGAGGAAGCTATGAAAGCGGTTTTTTTATTTGAGAAAATGATTAAAGAGGGAATGAGTTTAACTTATCTTAAAAAAGATGACGTTAAGGTATTAGTTAAGGGCATAATAATAAACAACGGCACATCTGAAAAGCCTATTACATACCCAACAGGAGCAACAGAGGGAGATATTAGAACTGTGTTTCAATATGGTGGCACAAAAGCCGATTTAGATGCAAAGTGTAATTCGTTTTTAGAGCAAGCAAACTACACTGGTTATTATGGAAGCTTCAAAACATTTTTAGAGCCATTAGTTGTTCCGGGTGATTATGCAGTTGTTGATAGTTGGAAGTATCCAGAGCGCAAAGGTAAATACTTAATAAAATCAGTTACAACAGAGGTAAGTGTTACTGATGGCGGTAAGCAAACGATTGAATTAGAACGTAGAATAGCATAATATGAGTAAAGAGGTAACAGATATAAGACAGGCAATACAAGCATTAAGTGGCTTTGGTGACCTGCAATATGAGGGTGTAGTGTGCAATGTGAGCGACATTGATTTGGCTACGTTCACTTGCACTTGCACCCCAATTAACGGCGATGCAGAGTTCTACGATGTGCTGCTAAATGCCGATGCTGATAAGGGTTTTACTTTGATACCTGCAAATGGCAGTTTAGTAATCATTCAACAAACATCGCAAGCAAACGCTTATGTGACTATGGTAAGCAAAGTTGACCAAGTTTATTTGGCTGGCGATGCGAATGGGGGGTTGGTAAAAGTGCAAGTGTTGAATGCTGCATTAAATAACTTACAAACCGAAATTAATACGTTGAAAGCTACATTAAGTGCTAATCTTACAGCAATGGGAGTGGCATTAGCAGCAGTTGATGGAGGTACAACAACAGCACAAGCAGGTATTTTATCAGCACTTGTATTACCACAAATAAACATTTCACAAATCGAAAACACAACTGTAAAACATGGCAACGGCTAAAGATTTTCTGCAAAATAGCGATGGAGATGCGCTAATAGTTAACAACGATTTTGTTATTGGCGCCAGTGATGAAGACCATATTGTTGACATTATTAATTCAGCGCAAGGCGATTGGAAAGAGTATATACTTTGCGGTGTTGGTATTGATAATTACTTGAATAGCAGTGGCGCACAATTGCAATTGAAAAAACAAATATTATTACAATTAGCACAGGATGGATTCAGTTCGATAACGGTTAACTTTAGTGATAATAACAGTTCAAACTTTGATGTCGATGCAATACGTAGTTAAGGCGGGGCAAGGTATTTATGATGTTGCTATACAACTGTATGGCGATGCACAATATTCGGTTAAATTATGCACTGATAATGATTTAACAATAACCGATTCAATAGAGGGCCTTACATTGACTTATGATGACACAATAAGGCGCAATGTTGTTTCGGCTGCGATAAAGCAACAGAACACACCACAACAGCCTGACAATAGTTATTTTATAAAACAAACACAATCGGTTTATGATTTGGCTTTGCAGTTTGGTTATGGCCTTAATCGTGTGGCAGAATTTTGCAAGCTTACAGGTTTGGATATCAATTCAACCGATGTTGGCAGTCAAATAATACAAGTTACTAAAATACCAAATAATATACCATTTGGTAGTATATTTGCAACTCAATCCGAAAGCGAAGCGGCAGTAATTCCTTACTTTATTTTATTAGAGGATGGATTTTATTTGTTGCAAGAAGACGGATCTAAAATAATATTATAAATGGCAGATTTAAAAATAAGTGCATTAACAAGTGCTGGTGCATTAGCAGGCACAGAACCTTTGCCGATAGTGCAAGGTGGTTCAACGAAAAAAACAACAGCGCAGGATATTGCGAATTTAAAAGCAACACCTAACCTACAACAAGTAACAACTGCGGGTGCTACAACGACATTAGGTGTAACTGTTAACACAATAGGAATAGGTGTTGCCGCTGGTGCTGAAAAATTGCATATTGATGGGGGGGCTACAACTACACGAGTAAAAATTGATGCAGATAATGGAGTTAATAGAATTTTGTCTTTTAGAACTGATGATGTTCAACGATGGGCATTACGTGTTGATGGCATAGAAAGTGGGGCAAATAGTGGGGGTGATTTTCAATTAAGAAGATATAATGATGCAGGAGCTTATATAGATAGCCCAATAGCTATTAATCGTGCCAATGGAAACATTACAACTGCTCAAAATATAAATGGAGCAACACCAACGGAATTAGGTTATTTAAGTGGTGTAACAAGTGCGATTCAAACGCAATTGAATAACAAAGTAACAGTATTTGCATCAGCAACCGATGGCACTGCATCATCTGGAACAACAAATACCATAAGCATTTCAGTTTTAATCCCTGCAAATACATTTGCACTTGATGATGTAATTAGAATTAATCATAGAGTGAGAGCAACTGGTGTATTAGGCATAAGAGAAACAAGGATTTATGCAAACACAACTAATGCAATAGCAGGTGCAGTATTAGTATCAACTGCAAGTTTAACATCCACAACTTTAGCAGCGAATATGCAGCGATTTTTAGCTATTAAAAATGCAACCACAAACACAGAGGTGGTAACTGCAACAACAAATCAATTAACAGATTATGCCAGTTTTACTACAGCAGTATCAACACTTGCAATTAATTGGACTGTTGACCAATATATAATCTTTGCAGTAAACGCAATTAATGCAGCAGATAGCATCAGAGCAACAATGTATTCAATCGAGAAATTATGATAATATACGGACAAAATGTAACGAGCAATTACTTTGCTCAAATAGGTGATAACGGTTGCCACATTGAACTTGCATTTGACATTAGATTTGTTTATTTGGCAGATACTGAATATGCAACAATGCAAGAGTTACAAACCGCCATTGAGGCATTAACATTCCCTAAAAGATAATGATACACTCACACCACCCAGACAATAGCATATTAGTAATCATTACATCGGTCATAATTCAAGCAGGTGTGTGGACATCAGATTGGTTTGGCAATATGAATTTAGTGGGCATCTATGACACGATATACGACTTCGCTAAACTTGGTGCATTAGTAGTTTCAATGTGGGCTTCGTATCGTGTTGCCAAGAAAAACAAGAATGAGTAATCAAGAAATAGTAGCACTCAAACCATTGATATTAGTTTTATTTGTTTTGTTTTTTTACCTTATTGCAATGCTCTATCAGTACAGAGCAATAGCAAAGAATGTAGGTCGCTTCTTTAAAGGCGGTGTGATTGCGTTGTTAGTGATGTTGGGCATCATTGATGAGCAAAAATAATTTACTTATACATCCTAACACTATACTTTATTGCTTTAATAATGTCGCAATGATACCAGATTGTTTCATTGTCAATTAACATACAAGTGTGACCCATCATAGCATACTCAAACCTATCTTTATCAATGGGATATTCTTTTAGCAAAGTTTCTATTTCTGATTTAATAAAACCATATTTGTGTTTGGTTGGGTAGGTGTTGACTCTTTCTGTTATGTTCATAATTACTCTTTGTTTTCGGGAAAGTATTGCTTTAATTTTTCTGCGTAATCTTTAAAAAAAATAAAGATAAATTCTGTTATTTCTAATTTGCTTAACAACTCATTGTCATCGGTTAACACAATAATAGTAGTGTCTGTCATTTTTTCTTTTATTAGCGTTTTAGTAGAGTAAAAAAACTTAATCCTAACCTCTTTAACATCAAATACAAACACCTCATCATTGTATTCGTTGGTAGGAATGTCAATGTAATCTAACAAATCTTTGTCAAATTGCTTCTCATAAATACAATGTATGCAGTCCATTATAATGAATGATGTATTATCCATTATCGGTTGAATTGGTGGTTAGTGAGTGATTTATTATACACTCATTAATAACTTTTCTATCCTCATAGTAATTGAAACTTATAAAACCGCTAATACCTTGCTGAAAATTAATTTGCACCCAAGCAGAAGATGGGCTTAAAGCAGGGTAATTGTAATAGTTAAATCTTTGTGCAGTTGAATTGTCAAACAAATATTGATGAGAATCTCCTTTGCTAAATTCAATGATTCCTTTCAAACCATTTCTGTCCAAGTAATTATCAATCTTGTTTTCTTGTATCTTATCTAATTTAGGTTTAAATCCAAACTTTAAACTAACTGAATCTTTTCCGTGACTTAAAACAAATATGTACTTGCCAACCTTATAGAATTCAATAAACTTTCGTAAATTAATAACACTAACATTAGGTAGCATCATTTCAATGGCAGTCTTAAATGCAGAATTAACGATATAACCAAAACTTCCAGCGTGGTTGTCCTCACATACATTGTGGCATATTATTTTATCGTAATAAGGAATTAACGATTGCACAAGTTTAATTTTAAACCTTAAGCCCACATCAAAGGCTTTTTGGTTGTCCATATTTTGTGGCAAGTTATGGCCTTTCCTTACTGTTTGCCCATCGTAACCATCAAGAAAATCGCCAAGTTCATCAATGTACAACACTTTTGATTTTCTATTTGTGATAGTGTGCGAAATCATTTTGTCACACATCTTAAAAAGTTCATCCTCATTCCAGATGCCACCATACAATGAATAGTCTGAAATCATCATTGCAATGTGTGTGTCGGTATATACTAATCTATCGAATAAACATTCGTTAACTGATGCATTCTTCTTATATTCAAATGGCTTAATTTCGCCAAATAGTTTCTTAAAATCTATGTCTTCAACCTTAACCTCATCAGGCTTTTTATAATTAGGATTAACAACAAACAAAGATGCTTCTTTATTCTTTATCCACATATTCTTTGTGGATGTATTAGGAACATCCAAGTTGTTTGTGGCATTATAAATACCCTCGTGTTGGTCAAGTATTCTTTTTTTATGCCTAAAAATATACTTTCTGAATGAATTTACCTTTGCATCTTCATCCCTTGTTGCAGTTGTGTTTAATATTTTAGCAACTATTTCGGAGCAAGCCAAGCCCTGCTGGAGCATTTCAGCTACAATCGAATCATACTTGTAAAATTCTGATGTAACTTGTGGCATAGGTTATAGGTGTTAATCTAACGATATAGCATTGTCCTGCAAAATTTCAAAGAATTTTTCTTGAAATCGTTCCGCTAATTCATATTCTTTGTCGGTTAGATTGCCATTGTACTTAATTTCATCACGCATAAATTGTTTGAAATCCCACAAAACACAGTACATAGCACTTGCTTTGACTGCCAGTTCAAAGTCACCTTTGTCATCAGGTAGATTAAATTTAAGTGTTGCTTCCATTGTTGTTAGTTTGAGCAAAGATAGTGATTTATTGATACAAATAACAAAGCCCTCACATTTCTGCAAGGGCTATGAACTAATAACTTAACTAACATTGAACAACGCAAAGATAGTAAAAATTATTAAAACAAAGTAGGTTTAGATTCTCTTAATTTTAATCTTTGTTGAGCATATTCACATTGCGCTTTAGATAATTCACTTCCTAAATATCTTCTATTCTCAATAATACACGCTTCAGCAGTTGTGCCAGTACCCATAAAACTATCGTAAATCAAATCATTTTCTTTTGTGTAGAGTAATAATAAATTACGAGCAAATTCACTGCTAAATGTAGCTTTATTTAATTCATTACTACCATCATTGTTTTTTGCCTCAATAAAATTAAATTTGTTTTCGTAATATTTTTGTCCAGTATTATTAACACTTGTAACTTCCTTATTCATAAAAAATGTATCAATTTCATTTTTACGAGCAAATACAAATACAAATTCACAAATTCTTGTTAATTTATTATGGCTTGTATTGTTTGGAATTGCACTATCTTTTTTCCAAATAATTGTATCGGCAGTTGTAAAATTTGTTTTATTAATTATTTCAACCACAAACTTCCAAATCAAATCGGTATTCTCACTTGAATAAGATATGTTGTATAAAACAGTTCCGTTGTGTTTTAATATCTTATCATAGGCATTAAATAAAGCAACACTCCAATCCAAGTATTCAGCATCTGTTTTATTGTCTAAATGTATATCATACCTTGCTTCATTTTCTTTCCTTGCTCTTTCTGAATTAGAAACCCTTGATGTATTATAAGGCGGTGATGTTATAATTGCATCAACTTTACAATCTAATACTGCCATTGTTTGCAAGCAATCTTCATTAAATATTTTGTTCATTATTATTAAATTAAAAAACCTCAACAATAGCAAGTAGGAGATTGCTAAAGTCAAGGCTTTTGTTAAAATTTCGTTTTCGTTGCTCCTACACAACGAGGCAAATATACTAATTTATTTCAATCCTGCAAACTGTTGCAATTTATCGTTTACAAGTAATTTTAATTCAGCAACCTTTGAAACGGGACATCTAAACGCAATGGTTGTTGTTTCTTCGTTGTATTTAGGTTTAGCACCAGAGCCTTGCCGAGTGCCTCCCCATTCCATTTTTTGTAAAATATTTGGTTCGTTTGTGGTATCTATAATATCAATTAGCTTTTTCATAATTCAACAAGTTTTAAATTTATCCATATTTCATTTGTGTTTAAATCTAATGCAGCTAAAGTATTAATTCCAGAAGTAAAAACTTTGTATTCTTCGTTTCCAAAATCATTATAATATTTTACACCTTTAAAATTAGAAAGGACTGATTTTAATTCTTTTTTTGTTATTTTAGTTTGTGTTAAACCTTGTAGAGAAATAGTTGTCATAGTTGTTTGTTTTTGTTGGGACAAATGTACAACCTTATTTTGATTCTGCAAACTATTTCAAAGATATTTTTAATTTATTTTGTAAAGTGCTGAAAATCAAACTAATTTATTTCAAACCTACAAACAACCAAAGCATAAACATTGCCCCACCAACACACCACGCAGCTATCTTACCTTTGCGTTGTTGCTTCGTTTCTTGTTTACTGATTACCAACAACGTGCTATCGGTTATATTCTCCGCCTTGTAGTTAACTATTAAAGAATCCTTAATAGTTGATACTGAATCACAAACTTGAAACGCATTAAACAATGCTGCATAACTGCTATCCTTTACATTGATAATCTCATCACACAAAACAAACACAGTATCGCATTCTTTTGGAAGCATATCACGCAACTTCTTAAGCAAAGCTATGTTAGTGTTGGTTAATGATATTTCCCTCTTTCTAATCGAATCTTTTGCGTTAACTGCAACTTGCAATCTTCGGGTAGCTGCTTCCAGTTGGTTGAGCAATATTGCCTGCTCGATGCCGAATTGTTTTTTCATTAGTTCTGCTTCTAATTTGTAGTCGTATGGAATAACTTTCGGTTGCTCTTTGGCGCAATGGTTTAAACCGATTATTAGCAGTAAGCATAGGACTGCGAATGCGATAAGTTGGTGGTGTGGTTTCATTTTTTAAAGTGTTCTAAATTTTTTTCTCTTTGATTCATTAAAAGTGCAACCTTTTGCGTTTCCAAAGCACCAATAATTTCGTGATAGGTGCATTGATATTCTCCCTCATTTGCTATTGCAGTTGAGGCGCAATTTTCAAACACTTCAACAGTAATTGTAAATAGCTTTTTGTTTTTGTTTGGCTCAAATAGTTTGTTTTCGGTGGCATTCATAGCCTTGTAATCTCTTTCGTCCATATTGTTTGTTTTTAGCACCCTACACTACCATCTTCAACTTTTGTTGGACTTGTTGGTGGTGGAGGTGTGTTGGTATTTTTTAAATTAATAATTTGCTCAATGGTAACTATTCCTAAACACAATAAACCAAAGCAAAGCCAAGCGTATAACGCATCTATCATTGCTATCTCTGGTATCTTCTTCATTGTGATTATAACCGATACTAAAACTGCTGCAAATGCGCTTAATTTGCGTGCTGAAAATCCAACCTTATCGGTGCTAAAACTACTGATAAAACTCTTTGCTATTTTTTTCATTTCAATTAATTATTTCCCATTCAAATTTACCCTTTAAATTCCATTCCAACAAGGGCATTATCAAATCATTTTTATCTTTCCTCCTAAAATAAACGTGGTCAATCTTTCGACCACCGATAACAATGAAATCAATCTTGCTAAAGGTTATAACCTCTGTGCCATTAGTGTAGCGTGTGTTGCGTGTCATATTATTGTCATTTTCCAGTTAGTTAATTCGTAATGCGGTAGGTCTTTGAACGATTTAAAGTTGCCACCCCAAGTTAGCTTATTACTTACCGATTGCAATAACTCCCAAAACTCTTTGAAATGCTTTGCGGAGTAGTCAAGTTCACGCTTGCCAACTTTTACAAATGCTATGTCAAAGGCTCTGGAGGGGTAGTGGTTATGGGCTGACTGGCCCGCTCTTGCTTGGGTTATCTTTGGGCGCTTATGAAAATAAACTTCCTGCATTGCATTGTTTCTGTAAGTGCATACAATGATTACGTGAACATCGTTGTGAATAGCGTTAAACTGTGCCTCTGCTTTCTTGTAAGCATTTGCTAATGTTGGGTGTAAATCCTCAATCAGGCGTGATTCAAAGGGCTTGGTTTCATCTTTTGGTTTCATATTATTTTATAAATTTTTCTTTGTAGTATTGTTCTGCTTTTATTTTCATTTGATGTACATCAATATCTATTAATTTTTTACCAATACTTTGACCATTATAGTTTGAATATATTATCTGTTCCTTTTCCATTGCTTTGGCTTGGTTAAATAATGAACTTATCTCTGAAAGTCTACAATCTTTTTTTATTTCCGTAAGATGTTCCATTAACCATTCAACTGCTGTTTGTTTCATATTATTTATTTTTAAATTACAATAGCATTCGTGTATGTCATTAGAGCCATAACAAGCGCAACTATTTGTTTTCATAGATTGTTTATTTCTCGTTTAACTTCTTGCCAATATTTCCATTCAATGTCAGTTGAATCATCATAATGGTAATGTATTGCTTCACATATTTCATTAACCGAAATTATTGCAGACTGCTTGGCAAATTCTTTATTTATTTTACCTCCCCAATAACCACCGCACAATGGTTTGTATTTATCAATTAATTCTTTTGCTTTTTCTTTTGCTTCCATTTTAATCAATTTTTAAATTCATAATCTTAATATCAATAGGCACTTTTATGCCCTCTACACCATCTTTTTCAGCGTAAGGATAAAGCAGATAGCCAATAGGAAAAGAACACTTCGGAGCGACTCTAAAAGCATAGCCATCGTTAGCCTTACACTCAATGTAATAGCCCCAATGCAAACGAACTTTAACAAGTTCACCGATTGAATATCTACCTAACCGTTGGATTATTCTTTGCCCTTTAATATACGCATAAAAGTATAAAACACAATAGTTCTCCTCCTTGCGTATGCCTAAACGGATGCTATTCCAGTGATGCCAACCTCTGCTGAAGCCTATGACTTTCTGCACTCCTTCGGATTTCGCGAAATCAGAAATTATGAATTCGCAGGATAGATTTGTTGGTTTATAGAGCAGTTTCATTTCTTAAGCCATTGCTGCATAAAACCAGCGCCGCAAACCGCACTTGTTAATGAGGCGCAAAAGGATAGCGTAAACGTAAGCACTTCGGAATTACCAAAGAATACTCCAGTCATAGCGAATTTTATTGCCCAGAATGACATAAATAAGGCTGATACTGCCCATAATATAAGTGATGGTTTTGTTTTCATAATTTAAAAGTTTTCGGGGTCTAATTCTTCGTTTAAAAGTTGTTCAAGTTTCGGGCTTAAATAAACCGGTGTGTTACCGTTAGTAATGTCAGTTAATACCCAACCGCCTCTGATGTTGTTTTCGCGGTCATCATTTTCGTAATCAAAGTGCAATGTTAATGTTAGTGTTGTTGTCATGTTATTTAGTTTTAAATTTTGGCAAATATAAAGTAATCTTTTTTAAATACAAATTTTATTTTTAAAAATATTATTAGTAGGTTTGCGGTCTAATTTAACAACTAACAAAATGCAAGCAGTAATAGAAGATGTAAAAGTAACATACTCACAAGAATGTGATGAATCAAGCCAAGACTTGCAGTTACTTAAAATATTTACAAGCGATAATGGAACAGGTAAATATATAGTTTTTCAAACCGAACGATGGGCTATTGACAGCATTGATGAACTTATAGAGATACTTAACGACTTTAAAACAAGGGCAGGAATATAAACTAACAAACAAAACAAATGAAACAACTTATCCAACGCTTACTATTCGGTTACCGAAACAACCCCGATGCCTACATTCCTAAAGGTGGCGCGAAATTAACGTACAAAGGTGGCAATGCAGAGGCCATACATTCTGCACTTGTATTAATGCAATATCAAATCAAACATGCCAAAGGAATCAATTAAAACACGCAACCGTAAGATAAGCCGCTACATTAGTGATGCCTATGTTAACATCATTAGACCTGAAGCAATCGACCCGAAGCACTGGGATATGTGGCTAAAACATAATTCAGGACTAACCCAAGTTGAAATCGCAATGCTATTTCACGTAAAGAAGTTTGAGGTGGTCCAAATACTTGCAACGGTTGTGGAGCTGCTAAAGTACAAACCGAAAATTATTGAAAAGGAATGGACACAAGAATTTCGTGTATGGATTGATGGGCAATTATTTCGAGATAAAATAAGGGCCAAACTACATGCCGCTTATAAGGTGGCAAAAAAAACGAATAGTAATCATTTATTAATAATGTCAGAAGTATGAATATAACCGCAGAACAACCAAGAATCAAACCAAGCAACACCCAACTTAAACAAGAATACAAACAGATGTTAGCACTTGTTGAACATAACGGATCCCGACCAGCAAAATGCAATCCTATTACCGAAGCGGCTAAACAATTTGGCTACACTCGGCCAGGTATAGCGCGGTTAATGAATGGTAAAGTTGACCGTTGGAAGCCACAACATTTTATGATTTATGATTTTCTTAAATCGTATTTAACATAAATTAACACTTTAGTTGAAAATATTATTTTGAGGTAATGAATTTAATTGTACATTTGCATCAACAAATAACAATTACTAATTTTAAAAACTAACAAAATGAAAGCAAGAAAATTTGAAAACGTAGAAATTAATCAAACAGTAACTTTTGAAGAAAACGGAATGATTGAAACTGGTATTGTATGTAATGTTGAACACAATAAATTTACCATAAGAGCATTAAGATGTTGGGATAAATTTGGTGTTATAACTTATTATGATAAAATGTTTTCATTTTTCAAAACTGGAACTAAAACACATTCACATTATAATTATCAAAATGCGATTGCAATAACTGGCACTATTTAACTAACAAACAAGGGGGCTAAACACCCCCAATTACAAACCCAATAAAAACAAACTAACATGAACTCGATTTACATTAAAAAACAAATTACAACCGTTACAACTTGGTTTAACGATGAGCAAAAACAAAAGATTGAACACGAATCAGATTCAGCAACATTCTACTTTTGGTTTGATGGCAGAATAGCAGCCTCATTTGAGCAAAAGGATGCAGCCGACATATTAAAAAAATGCGATGCTTTGGTTTCTGTGGGTTTTAATGAAATGGATTTGCCAGATGGCAACTTCATCCCTAACAATGCTTTTCTCTCAATAGTGTTGTCACAATTTCTTCACGTTCCTAAAGTAGATACAATTCACAATAATAGTAATCATAATTAATAAATAAACAAAATGACAATTAAAGGCACAATCAAGCGCATTGGCGCAACGACAACAGTAAGTGATGGAAAGTTCAGCAAACGCGAATTAGTACTCACAACCGCAGACCAATACCCACAAATCGTATCAGTTGAATTGCAGCAAAAAGCCTGCTCACTTGCAGATTCTCTATCAGTAGGACAAGACATTGAGGCGCACATCAACATTCGTGGGCGCGAGTGGACAAGCCCACAAGGTGAAGTTAAGGTGTTTAACACTATTTCGTGTTGGAAAGTGGATGCGAATCCATTTACACAGACTGATGACCCGCAAGCAAGCTATGCAAAGCCAGTTGAAGATGATGGATTGCCATTTTAATTTTAACCCTAATACATAACTAACAATGGAACAAAAAACACATTTTAAAAAATTACGCAACCCAAATTATATCGGTGGGTGGGATTTAACCGATGCAGACAAAACCGTAACCATTACCAAAGTTGACAAAGAGAAAGTACACGATGGTAAAGGTGGCGAATCCGAATGCTGCATTGTGCATTTTGCTGAATGCAAACCGATGGTGGCTAATGCTACCAACTTAAAGCGCATTTCAAAACTTTTAGGCAGCCCATTTATAGAGGATTGGACTAACAAACAAATAGTATTAACAACCGAAAAGGTTAGAGCATTTGGTGAGATGCACGATGCGGTTAGGGTGTCAACAAAGCCAGTTACTAAACCGACATTAAGCGGTGAAGCAATCGAAAAGGCAAAAGCGGCTATTTCTGCGGGATCGGTTACGATTGAAGCAATAAAGAAAAAATATAATGTTACTAACGAGGTGGAGGCTCAATTGACAAATGGATAAGATATTCAGAATACACTGCTCACAAATCGGGAAGATAATGAGTAACGGAAAAAAAGCGGGCGAGCTTTCGCAAACGTGCACTACTTATTTAAAAGAATTTTATGCAAATGACCGCGAACAAATCCATTCCAAGTACATTATGAAAGGTAACCTGGTTGAGGTTGACCTCATAGACTTTATGGCCGAGCAAATCGGACTTGGGATGGCCGAAAAAAACGAGGTAACCGTTCACAACGAATGGATGGTAGGCACTTGCGATGTAATCACTAATCACTTAATTGTTGATGTTAAGGCAGCATGGTCACGTAAAACATTGCAGCAACAAGCTATTGAGGGAATGAATAGCGACTATGAGTGGCAAGGTCGCGGTTACATGGCACTTTATGAAAGGCCTACGTTTATAGTTTTTCATGGCCTTATGAACACACCAGAGGAGGCGAACTATGATGGCGAGGTTGTTTATGATGACTTACCAGATAACGAAAGATGGGTAGCTTATCAGGTGCAGCGCGATGTAACTATTGAGCAACAGATAATTCAACGTGTTATTCAATGTAGAGAATGGTTGGAGGAATATGATAAAAAAATGCTTGCTACTTTGGGTAAAATTCATTAAGTTTGCATTGTTGTTTCGGTCTCACATTATAGAAACATAACAATATTGGCCCTTATAGAGGCGCAAGGAAGTGAGACCCCTTGCAAATCTTTAAGGGCTTTTTTAATTTTATACACAATGGAAGTAACATTAAGAAAAACAAAGATTACTGCATCAATCTTAAAACAAATGGAGCATGCAACTATTGAAGATATTTTTTATTATAAAACAATAGGATATGTTAATTATCCAAATGTGAGTAATAAAAAGGCAATAATGACAAATGGCATTAACTGTAAATTAATTACTATTCCAATTTCAATGCAAGTTAAAGGTAGATTTCTTTACTTAACTTATAGTTATCCAGGAAGCGGAAACAAAGAAACAAATTCAGAAATAGAAGCCATAAATTTAAAAGAACAAATGTTAATAGTTGTAAAACAAGCTCTTGAATTAGGGCAAATATTTTATTAGTATGTTGTTCAATTATTACGAAGCGGATATCAAACGTAGCACTCCATTAGGTAGTGTTACGCTTGAATATCTTATAAATGCGATTAGAACACCTAAAAAGGATATCCGCAATGTATTTGAGGAGATAAGGATTGCGGAGGAAAATAAAGACATGGCCAAAAAGCAAGCATTGAAGTCAAAACTATATTCATTTACTCCATGTGTTTATGTTGATGGCCCGCGTAAGTATTCAAATATTCAGCATTGGACTGGATTACTTGTTTTGGATTTTGACCATTTGGAAAGTGACGTTGCGGTTGAATTCAAACAGTATTTATTTAACGAATATAAATACATCATAACCGCTTGGCTATCCGCTTCGAGGCATGGTGTTAGGGCTTTAGTTAAGATTCCGATTTGCACTTCGGTTGATGAATTTAAACAATACTATGCAGGCATCGAGCGACACCTTAACTGTTACAATGGGTTTGACACAGCGCCAAAGAATTGCATCCTACCGATGTTTATCAGTTACGATGCCGATATTTTACACAGAACAGATGCACAAACTTGGTCAACAAAATACATTGAAATTGTTAGGCCTGCAACAAAACAATACATAATTGATGACAAAACTTCAACAATTGAACGTATTATTGCAAAAAAAATAAACGTAATTGTTGACAATGGTCATCCACAATTAAGGGCCGCAGCTTACTTAATGGGTGGTTATGTTGGTGCTGGTTATATTGACCAACAACACGCTATTGATGTGATGCAGCAAATGATTGATGGCAACGGTTATCTATCGCAAAAGGCATCAATATACAAGCAAACAAGTAAAGAAATGATAAACAAAGGAACTACACAACCAACTTATTTGCAAAATAGATAATTATAAAGTACATTTGCAACATCGGAGTCACGAACCGAAGTAACATAGATTGACATTAAAACATTAGAAGTCCTAATGATTAAGTGTAAGGAGTCAATCCCTTACTTGCTTCGTAAGCAAACTTAATCACTAGGGCTTTTTTATTTTTAAAATTATGAAAAACGAAAAAACAAAACAAGAAAGATTAGACTATTTTGCAGGTTTAGCAATGCAAAGTTTGATTGCAAAAATTGAAAAAAGTTATGAAGATTTAGATGAAGATGAAATATCAGTTGTATGTTATGTTGCTAAAGGATTTGGAATAGAAATGATATATCAAATTGACAATGAACAAATTTAAAAAACCCGAAAAGAATTCCATCTATAATCCCATAGATTGGTTTAACGAATTTGGAACGATGCAGCAAATATTTGAGGGCGATAAAAAATGTATTTCGTTTTCAGATACTGAAGCAACTTATCCGGTAAGTGATGCAAGTGATTTGTCTAAAAGTCCTAATTTTATTTTAAATAAAAACGGTAAGATTGACATTAAAAAGTCAAACCCATTTGATTTAGCAACAGGGCAAAGCTTCAGTAAATTTATATTGTTGACAACGGTTAAATTTAAAGGCGATTACTTTCAAGCAATGAGTCACGTTTCTTATAATATAATGCAAAACGAAATACCTTACATTCGCGTTGGCTCCGATTATTTTAAAGTAATTAAAAAAGATGACCGCTATTCAGGAACTAATGTTATTTTAAAGTCTTGGAAAAAAGATGAAATAAAAGAAGATCATACCAAAAATATACTTTGCAAAATTTATAAGTTTGATGACTTCACAATTATTCCTAATAATGTGACTTTTATTCCATCAAAAAATAATTGTTATAATTTGTACGCTAAATTCCCACATACAAAATATAGTGATACTGTTTACACTGATGACATTAGTGTTACACTTGGTTTGTTAAGTCACATCTTTGGCGAGCAATTAGAATTAGGTTTAAAGTACATGAAGTTGTTATATGAGTATCCTTGTCAAATATTGCCAGTGCTTTCTTTAGTTTCAACTGAAAGAGAAACTGGTAAGACAACCTTTTTAAATTATATTCAGATGCTATTTGGCGAGAATTCAACACTTATCAATCCAAGTGACCTAATGAGTAGCTTTAATGATGCCTATGCCACCAAGAATATAATTATGATTGATGAAACCGTAATTGAAAAGCAACACGTTGTTGAAAAACTTAAATCGTTGGCAACTGCAAAAACTATTTCAGTATCACAAAAGTTTGTGCAACATTACAGCGTGCCATTCTTTGGTAAAATTATCGTATGCACAAATAAGGAAACCGATTTTATGCGAATAGATGACGAAGAGATACGCTTTTGGATTAGAAAAATTAACCCGATTGTTGGCAAAAAGAACACCAACATAGAAAACGATTTGTTTAACGAGATTCCTAAATTCCTAAAATATTTAGAACAACTGCCTGAAATTGACTTTTCAAATTCACGCATGGTATTCACGCAGGAAGAAATACAAACAGAATCGCTGGAACTTATCAAAAAAGAAAGTAAAAACGGATTAAGAAAAGAACTTGAAATATACATTGAATACTTTTTTGATAATAATGATTGTAATGAGTTTGAAGCAACTGCAAAAGATATAAAAGAAAAGTGGTTTG